GAGGATAAAATCTTCCTGCATGAAGGTGAGCCGGTGATCGTGCCAACCACTAAGCATTACGCGCCTGATACAATAGCCGGCATTTTCTGGTTAAAGAACCGGAAGTCTGACGCGTGGAAGGATAAGCAGGAAATCTCCCTCGATGCCGATGTCCACACCGAGGGATCGGCAGCAGAAATCCTGGCAGCGACCAAGGCTCTGATGGATGAGATAGCACGTCGAAAGTGAGCAGTACACATTCTGTATATTATGTGTACTATATAAAGCATAATCAGCAACGTTCCCAATAATTGTATTTAATGTGTACTATATAGTAGGTCGCCTGGATAATATGGGGCCTCACCGCTTGCGCACAGGTGACGGCAGGGTCCTTCCATTACAGCAGGGGGGGGTGGTGCCGTCGTGCTGCTGGTCGGCTCGTTCTCTTGCCTGCGTGCGTCGCGCTGCTGGTTCCTGCTGTGTTGCTGTGCGGGTGCCTGGCCCCAGAGCTCAAACCCAGACCCCCCCATACCGGGGTAATAGTCCAAGGACGGCGGGGCGGGTGCCTGGTAGTATACTGCTCTCTCGCCAAATTTAACACTAAAAAAGGAGCCCCCCATATGGCGTCTCTAATTTACGACATTCTAGACTTCTGGTGTCAACACCCATACGATGCCCTCGAGGTAATACACGTGCCCTATCCTGGAGGCATATTGGCTCCTGTGGTAGTGTGGAAGTAACATAGCGGCTCATATCCCAAGGCTGGCGGCAGGGTCTCCAAAACCCACCATGTAAAGATACATAGTAACTTAAACATGGTATCTTTACATGGGTTAGACTCGTTGCGTGTTAACTAGCCCTACAGCCACAAGGGTTTAAAGGTTTTATGGAATAAATTTACTTTGTCATAACCCCCCATTCTTGAGGGGTGTTTTTTACTCTCCCATGACAGTGTTTCTGGAGGCGAAAGTATGTGATTAAGAGGACAATGATCATCGATAACGGGGAGGTTCGTTCTGTACAAGAGAAGAACTTTGCCCCCGTTTTTGATGAAGAAAAAGGGTACCTATTTTGGGCCAGAAAGAGCTTTGCTAAGTCTTTCCATGACGTAGACTTTCCCGAGGAAATGAACGACCTAGAGATAGGTCGCATGGCTCGACTTGCAAAGCGCATTTGGTCTAATACAAACATGCTCGGGTATCGTGGTAATGGCGGTGTTAGGCCGTACAGTACAGACAAGATAGCCGAAGTGCTTAATATGAAAACACGGCAGGCATACCGGTTTATTGAGAAGATGGTAAAACTAGGCGTCCTTGCCCGCGTGAAGGTTGAAACCGGCGGCAGCAAGGAAACACACCTGTATGTAAACCCCATATACTTCTCTAGTACAAACAGGATTCCGCTGAACCTATATTTGATATTTAGGAAGCAGTTAGACGAAGTGTTCCCAGAATGGGTAAAAGAGAGTTACAGGAGGCAAAACGGATACGAGAATGAGAAGGTTGAACATGATAGTAAGTTAAAAAGTTAATACCTTTAGGAAATGGCAAATTAATTTTAAGGAGATGGATTTATTGATTAAGATCAGAGCCAAGTTTGTATGTATGGAAGCCGAAGTTGCATACCCAGGAGCAGATTATAGCACTGTCAGACTGAATCCAGTGATCGGCGGGAGTGAAGAGAATGAAGAATTCTACAAAGCCACGCCAGGCGGGGACATTGAACTTCAGGTCGTAAAGAACGAGACAGCCCAACTGTTTGAGGTCGGCAAAGAGTATTACGTCGACTTTACCATAGTAGGATAAACAAAACCGGCCTGCCCTTGCCGGTAAATTTCCAAAAGGAGGATATATGTTACCAAACAAAGTCACTGTTGGTTGTTTTGACTACGATATTGCCGAAACTGATGAGGTCCTACTTGTTGATGGGCGCAAATGCTCGGGATTGATTGATTACAATAAACATATTATAAAAATATCCAACGAAGAAAATTTCTCTGAACAATCAAAGGAACAAACCTTTTGGCATGAAGCGGTTCATGCCATTATCGATTATCGCCGCGTTGGATATGGCAAAGCAGATGAAGAAACATTCGTTGATGAGTTGGCGACTGGACTCTATTTGCTATGTAAGCAAAACGGCCTACTGCCAGGGCAAAAGCGTGAGAATATACAGTAATTCACGGCCACCGTGCCGTAAAAGGAGGATACCAAATGCTACACACAAGCATAACGCCAATAATAGGTAACTACGGGGTGAGCATAACAACAGGAGAGTCAACATGCGGGACTAGTACTGCTACCTGGTACTCTCCCCCATGCGACCCAAAGAGGGAAGCTCACGTGCGGCAAAGTATGGAGGGATTAAAACAAGAGTTAGAGCGTGTTCGTATACAAAATTCATTTAACCGCGCCATTGGAGCGCAAACCAAAAAAGGAGAGGATACCATGAAATCATTATTCAATGTAACAGTTGTCAGCGCCAAAGAGGAAATCTTGCTGGACAAAAAGACCGTCGCTACTGATTCCGATGAGGCCAAGTTCAACCTGGGCGTGGATACCGTTATCCGTGATGCTGGCCTAAAGCCGAAGGATGTTACCGTAATCTGCACCTGCCTTGGTGGCGTCAAGACCGAACCTGAGGCCCAGAAGGTACAGGTTGTAAAGGAGTAGAGTTCATGAATAACTACACTTCTATGCTAAAGGGCTACAAAACCGGTTACACTCGGTCAACCAAGATGTTCACAGTTGAGTCACCGGACGGCCAAGAGGTAGTCACATTAAACCTGGAGCAAGCGTTTGAGTTGGCCAAGTTTGTCGCAGCTTTGTTTTGCAGCAGTACAGAAGTTGAAATGGCATTAAGAAAGGAATTATGTGTAGAATTTGCCGAGTTGTCGCCGTTTTACTCCAACGATGCGCCCATATTTGTTGGGCCTGACGCGCAGATTGTGGAGGAGTAACTTATGCAACCATGGGGCTATGTAGTTATACTGCTACCATTATTATGGTTCATAATCTCAGTTATCACATACACAAAGAAGCGATCTAAGCCGCGTGACTTCCTAAAATGCTCATGTGGCAGCGAATACTTTGTGCGCATCGGGAAAGTAGACCAACCGTATTGCTTTGTTATCGCGGGCGAGTTCCAATGCTGCAAATGCGGCAAAATGTACGTATTGCAAGGCAAAAAGCAAGTTCCAGTCGGAGATGAAAATAATGAGAATGTTTTTCAACGACAATTCAATAACTGAGTTGCAAAGAAAAAAGATTGCCAAGTTACCCACAAGTGGCGGTACGTGGTTCGCAGTAAAAGATATTAACGGCATATATATTGCTCCATCCAAAGAGGATACCGGATATTCCATACAATCATGGCGACTGCCGCCGCAATTTATTGTTTTATAATACCCCCCCATACACCGGGGTATTTCTTTTCCCGATAGGCCCTTATGTCCACAACGTCGGAGGTTCCTCCTCCTTCTCCTTCGGCGTTGGCCTATCCTTTTAAAGCTAAGGAGGATGGAAGGGAGGCGATCTGACGTGCCCAAGAAAAAAGCAGCACCCAAAGCGGCAGCCGCAACACCAAAGAAGTCCAAGAAGATGCCCGGCAAATCAGTAGCCAATGCGCTGCCCACGATCGAATACAAGCCCTCTATCTACCTAGAAAACGGCCAAATACCGAAGGGTATGGAAAAGGCCAAGGTCGGCAGCAAGGTCAAACTGGTCGTAGAAGCAACCGTTGTCAGCCGCACTGAGCGTGAGAGTAAACATAGCGGCAAGAGTAATGAAGTGTCGCTGGAGATTCAGAAGGTAACAAAATAATACACAATTACTACTTGCCTTTGTATTAAATGTATTATATAATACACATATAATACAAAGGAGGCGGTCATTGTGGGTAGGTCGTTGCCAAAGGTGGCGCAGAGTGGTAGCACTAATAAGTTGCTTAAAACCCCAAACCGTAAAACCCCGACTGGTTTACGCAACTACTGCATGATTCTTTTAATGTACCGTGCTGGGATGAGGGTATCGGAAGTAACCGGGATGCAGTCGGCGTGGATAAACTGGAAAGACGGTCAATTACGCATACTTGGCAAGGGCAAAGTTGAGCGCGTTGTGCCATTGGAGCTTTGGGTGCTGGATTCTTTGAAGGAATGGAAGTCCATACGTCCGTCATCGAAGTACTTCTTTTGTACGCTTGGTGGGGCACAAGTTCAGCGGCGCTATGTAAACGCCATGCTGGAGAGGTACAGCGAACGTGCTGGGATAGAACACGTCAACCCTCATATGTTGCGTCACACCTACGCTACCGAGTTATTGAATGAAGGTTATAATGTCAGGGAGGTGCAGAACGCGCTAGGGCACTCTGACTTAAAAACAACCATGATTTACACACACGTCAACCCGGTAGAGTTTAGGGATAAGATACGCACTAGAAGGATGCCTATATGAGCCGCAAGGCTCTTTTTTGTTGCAGTATTAAGGTGGTGTAAATGGCTAAAAAACAAGACCTAGACGATCTATATAAAAAGCTGGCCGAGCAAAACGCCAAGCTCAGATACCTCCGGGAACAAGAGCGCATACGCTTCTATGTGCCTACCCTGAAGCAGATTAAGTTTCACATGGACCCCCGGCGTTGCCGCTATTTTCTTGCTGGGAACCGCGTTGGCAAGACTGTGGCAGGGGCTATCATCGTTACTATCTACGCCCTTGGTAGAAACGCCCTAAAGTATATGGTTGACTGGCCGGTATTCTTCCTTGAAGAATTTACGCGGCTATCCACCGAAGCTCCCACAGAAGAATTGCGGCAGGAATATGCCGTGATGGCAACCCAAGAGTACGTCAACGACCTGGTTGCCAAATACCGCGCCATTGCCGAAAACGCGCCGCCAAAAGCCCGTATCTGGGTCTGCTCCGATACTTTCGAGACCCAGCGTGACGTTGTTCAGAAGGAACTTATCGGTGATGCTGACACCTTAATCGGAGGATGGATACCGAAAAGCGAAATAAAAGGTAAGCCAACTTTCCGTGACTCCAGGGTAATCGACATTCTTAAGCTAAAAAACGGGGTTACAATCGGCTTTAAATCTTACGACCAGGGCCGCCGTAAGTTCCAGGGCACGAGTCAGCACGTGGTCTGGCAGGACGAAGAAAGTCCGGGGGATATTCGCTCTGAAATCCGAATGCGCCTCATGGATGTGAAGGGCTTAGAGCTTGGCACAATGACCCCCCTGTCTGGGCTCAGCCATATCTATGACAATATCTACCTAAACGACTCCAAGCCTCCCGGTAAAAAAGACCCGGAGGTTTATTGTTTAACCGCCGGTTGGGACGATAACCCCTATTTGAGCGCTGAAGAAAAGCAGCGCCTTGAGGCCAACATGGACGAGAACGAGCTTGAAGCTCGTAAATATGGCCGCTTTGTGATGCCAGGGCGCGGCGTATTTGACGGCAAGAAGCTCCAGGCTATGCTTGCAGACTGCTACGAAGGGCAGCGCGGCAATCTTGTCTGGTCAGGACCGGAAACCGTTGAATGGCAGGACGATCCCGACGGTGAGTTTGAAAAATGGTTCGATCCGGAGCCAGGATGTGAGTATTTGCTTTCTGCCGACGTTGCAGAAGGCTTAGAGCATGGTGACTTTGACGCTGTGGGCGTCATTAACCGCCAGAGATTCAGGCTTGACATGGTGTTCCACGGCAAGGTTGACGCTGATGTTCTCGGTGAGAAGCACATCCCCCTGATGGCTACCTATTACGGCGGGTGTTTGGCCGCCCCGGAGCGTAACAACCACGGTATGACCACCATATCGCACCTTAAACGCGTGTATTATAACATCTACAAGGAAATGGTGGTAGAAAAGCTAAACGATGAACCCCGGCAACGCCTTGGCTGGGTGACTTCGAGGAAAACTCGTCCGCCTCTGGTTGATGCAATCAAACGGGCTGTCCGTGAGGAAACGCTGACCTGCTATTTTCGGCGCTTTGTGGATGAAGCAATGAACTTCATTCGTCACCCTGACGGGAAGGAGGCCGCCCGTAACGGATATTGGGATGATGTGGTAATGATGTTGGGGATTGTGACCTACATCCACAACCAAATGCCGATTGACTACGGCGCGGTTGGGTTCATAGAGGGAAACTACGGAGCAAAAAAGGCCAGAGTGCCCTTTGATTTGGATGATGACGACGACGAGGAGAAGGAAGAGGTAAGTTTTTACGCTTAAAGGAGGATTTATGAGCATTAAAAAGCTATTCCGCGACCAGATCGTTGCCCTTGGTGGTGTAGTAAACAGGCTGGTAAGCGCAGATAGACCGACGCCGGATGCGCCCACCATATTAACCCTTGTCCGCGCGCAGATTCAGCTATCTACGGCGATCCCCTTCGTTGAGGAGCCAGAGCAGAAGTGGGTGGAGGGTGATTCCAAGGATGAACAACCGGATGACCTCTCGCCGGACGAAAAGAAGGCCGAGAGTGAGAAGGTCGGCAAATACGAATGGTAGGAGGAAGCCCATGTATAAACCAAAAGCTCCATGTCCGTATTGCGGCAACATGTATGAACCACGTAGCATGACCCAGCATAAGCGATTTTGCAAGTCCAGGCCGCCGGAGGAAACACCGGAAACCGACGTAACGCCGCAGGAGGAAACACCGGAACCCACCCCCGCCGAAGCGAGGCCCGTATCAATCCCCCTGTCAGTCTGCCCCCGTGAGCTGAAATACCTGCCGCAAGGAAAGCTGATTTTCTTGCAGGTGGCTGGGAGGATGAAGGACGGGGAGTTTGTGTTGGAAGATATTAAGATGAGGAGGTAAGGGATGGATACTATAAATGAATCTGATTATCTCAAGGACAACGGGAGAGCCATTATTTTAGAAGTAGAAGCTAAGCTAACACTTAATGGCAAACTTTATTCCAAGGGAATCAGAGTGGTTCTTGGTGACGAAGAAAATGCCAAAAAAGAGTTAAGCAAAGTTTATGATATAGCAAAAATGACTGTCTTAAAAATCAACGGCTATTACGAAAAAATGTTTGAAGAAAAAGGGCTATAGGAAGTGAATGACGACGGACAAACTTAAACCGGAGGAACGCCACCTCATTGAGATAATCCGCGAGGCCGGCTGGGGTAATATCAAGGAGATCAAATTCCAATACGGAGAACCAACGACGGTTGTCGTTGAAAAGGTTATAAAATTAAATAAGTAGTCCGAGTGGAGCGACCATAGGGCAGATCGAGAGTGAGTACCGTACAAACGGTATTGACTCTTGGTCTGCCTTTTTTTATTCCCCAAAAAAGAGAGGTGATCTTATTGAGTATGTACCCGCCACCTGGAGGTGGTATGCCTGGAATGCCAATGATGGGTATGCCCCAACCAGGATATATAGCCCCGCCTATTCCAGAAGAAGCGCCTCTCCCCATAGAGGTTGAAGCAGAACCAATTCGCGGCAATTCTGAAGCGGAAGAGAAGGCAACACAGAAATGCAAAGAGTGGTATGAGGTAGACAGGAATGCCAAGAAGCCATATATTAGCGAGTTCAAAGAGGCATATAAGCTCTACAAGGGCGAGCATTGGGACTTGATCGGTGAGTCAGGCGACCCCCTGCGTAGTTCGACGCAGAAAAAGAACCGCCCGAACGTAGTAGAGAACATATCCTGGGCATTAGTTGAAGGGGTCGTTGCCGAGTTCGCACAGGATGTTGAACTTTTAGACTACCCGGTGGAAAAAAACGATGACATGGCCGCAAAGGTAATGACCGACCTCAAAAAGTTTATCTGGAACAAAAACCGCCTCATTAAT